CGAGACGGCATGCCGGTCAATACTCACCATTTCTCCCTCTTGCGGTCGTGGCAGAACACCGGCGCTTGGAGCGTGATGTTGTGCTCGGGGGTCACGATAGCAAGCGCCTGCTGCGGTGGCTCATGCCCAAAGTTGGAGACCCAGGCGTATTCGTCGGTGCCTTTGGTGGAGCCGTTGACGATCAGGCCGGGGGTTTGGATCAACTGGTGCCAATGCCCCATCCACAGGGTGTGGAAAGGATGCCCGATGTCCATCGCACGCTGGGCTTTCTTGGCTCGCATCCGCATGATCGGGGGCCAAATACCGCCGATTCCGCCTCCACCGTGGGCTTGGTCGCCGTGGGTGAGGAGGTGACCCCAGCCGTAGATGGGGACGATCACGTCGGCGTTCTCGGAGATTTGGAAGGTGAACCGCCGGTCGCCGGTGAAATGCCGTTCAATCATCTTGCCGAGCAGCCAGTCAAAGTTGGTTTTGGCTCGGAGTTTGGCTCGAGGTTTCCGGCTCATCCGGCCGTGGTTGCCGATGACGCAGGCAACATGGACTTTGCCAAATTCGTCGGCCAACATGGTTAGGGCTGAGCCGATCTGCTCGGCCCAATGGAGAAGGGAGCCAAGGATGGTGTCCTCGTTGGTTTGGGCGAGTTCTTCGTGGATGTCGCCGGAGAAGATGTCGCCTCCGAGCATGACGACGACCCCATCGTAGGTGACCCCTGAGAGATAGTTGCGGGCGATTTTGACGGCGTTCTGCGCCCAGGTTTGAAGCCGGATTTCGGCTATGTGCCGGTTGTAGGCGTTGAGGCCGCCGACTTCCTCGGGCAGTACCACCTCGTCAAAGTGGGTGTCGGACAGGATCAGAGTCAGGGTGGCATGCTTCTTGCGGCTAGACGGTTTAGCCACCAGCCATTTCGGCGGGTCAAGGCTGAGGGTCGTGGTGGCGTCCACGATGTCAAGCGCCTTCTCGAGTTCGGTAACCCGTTCGATCAGGTTGGCGTTCATCTGATCGGCCGACTGGCGTGCCCGGCGGGCTTGGAGCAGGAGCGCCCTCAGTTTGTCGCTGTCGTCGTTGTATCCCTGGATGTCGTCGTCAAGAGCCACAGAGGCACTCCCCTCGCCGGTGACGGCCAAGCGTTGTGTCGCTCACTTTCAAGCCTCGGTCGGCTAGCGCCTTGCGGATCGCTGTGCCTCGGATGTCCGGGTTGGCTAACGCCCGGTTCAGACCGTCCAGGTCGTCCGGGCTGAGGGCGGCCATGACCATCTGCATCGTGCAGGACGGCCCCTTCTTGGTGGTGTTGACGGCGACGATTTGGTCGAACAGGTTCTGCTTGGCAGGCATTTCCCCTCCTGTTGTTGGCTATTTGAAAGGTGGTCCCGACACCCAACATACCAAACTGTAACGAACTCCCGAGGTAACTGGGGTGACCCTATGAAGCGCGTAGGACGGGAACAAGGTAATCATGCCTCGTTCTCGAGATGCTTTGACTGGCTCCCCACCGAACCACAACTCGAGGTCGCCACCTTCGTATTCGTCGGGGTCGGTCAGTTGGACGGACAAGGACAGTTTGCGGGTGCCGGTGTTCATCCCTCGGTCAATGTGCCATTCGTAGTGTTCGCCTGGCGCCTGATAGCGGGTGAACTGGAGTCCTTGCTCCATCGTCTGTAGATCGAAACCGAAGAACCGGCCGTTCATTTCGTTGATGACTGCAGCGATCCGTTCGAATACCCAGCCGGTGACCTCGTTCGGGAACAGGAAATTGACGTAGGAGTCTCGGATTTTGGGGTCGCTTCCTCCGTAGGTGGAGGCCCGCTCGATCTCGATGCTTTGTCCGATGTTGATGATGGCATCCAGTTCGGCGGATGTGAAGGCGTTTTTGGACCAAGCAAAGTTTTCGACGGGGTCTTGGCGTAGGGGCCATCCGCCTCCGGCTGCGCTTGCTGGACGCAGTTTGGGTAGGTCTACGGTCAGGTTGACGGGATCAGTTGAGCGGACCATCGAACGCCTCCGGTACGAAGTGGAAGAACACTAGATCGGCGGTTCCGGCAAGCCGTTTGGGCCGGTAATGCCATGAGTGGGTGCCCGAGTAACAGGCAGCGTCGTTGGGGCTAAGAAGCACTTCATGCCAGTTTTCGGCGTCAATACGAGCCTGAATGGCGTCGTCGTCTTCGGGGTGTCCGTCGCCGGATTCGTCCAATGTTTGACGCTGTTCGTCGGTCATGTGGTCACCGATGAGAATAGGCCACGGGTCCGGCTGGTCTTGGCGGATCAGGTAGTCAATCGTGTATCGGCATTGCGGTCGGTCAATGTGCAAAGGACAGATGCCGTTGTCCTGATACATGGACAGGAACGAGTAGGACGGTTTCACTTTCTCACCGAACACTTCGCTGGCGTATTCCGCTAACTGTCTGTGGATGCCCACGAAATAGGGGACGTTGTGGGCGTAGGTGCGGACAAAGTCGGTTTCGTCGACGCCGACGCTCATCATGGGGACGCGGTCGTCTAGGAACTGTTTGATTGCTTCGTGGGTGATTGGGTCAAACAATTGTCGGACGACGAGCGGTCCGCTAGTTATTCCTGTGTCGGAATTGAATCCCATGTAATTTCCCCTTCGTAATTGTTATTGTGAACTCTTGAATCGAACATAAATAACACCGGAACCACCCGACTTTCCGGGTTGTAATGGTGCTGGCACAAGAAGACTGCCTGCACCGCCACCGCCACCGCCACCGGTGTTTGCTGTTCCGGCTGTAGCACCTGTGGTTGTGGGCGCAGACCCTCCAATGATTACCCCGGAACCACCGCCACCTTGACCGCCGGTAGAAAATGGTGGGTTTTGTGAAACGGCTCCCCCTCCTCCACCAGCAACCCAAGTGTACGTTGGTGCGCTCCCGGGGAAGAACACATAGCGTCCCTGTCCACCATAGGCATAACCGTCGGGAACGGGGGACGGTGAAGCAGTAAAAGAATTGTAATAACCTGTTGACCCCGCGCCACCGCCACCGTGATAAATGCTGTTGAAACTCGGAGTTCCAGCACCAGCGAAACCTTGGAATGATGTGCCCGTACCACCCGATGTAGCCGCAGTTCCCGGGATGCCATAAGTTCCCCCACCCGAGCCACCATTACCGGCTGGTAGTACCCCTGTGGTTGGTACTGCTGGGTTGAAACCACCACCACAACCGCCGCCCGTTGCTGTCAAACTGAAACCGGTCGTGTTGCTACCGTTCGCCCGTGCCGCTCCGCCACCACCAACGACCACCGGATACGGCGAAGTTCCAATCGGCACAATCTCATAAATGAACCCACCGGCACCACCACCACCACCCATCCGAGTAGGAGGGCTGGGTGGCAGGATGGGTGTGCCTCCACCACCGTCACCACCGCCACCACCACCGGCAACCATAATCACTTCTGCCTGCGCTGACGATGGTGTACCGCTGAAAGTGAGTGTCGTTGAAGCAGTAATTGTCAATACGGTGTAACTTTGACCGGCAATGGTGACGGCTGTAGATGTCATTGCTGGGGCCGGAGATGCAGTAACTGTCACGGGCGATGCTCCAACGGGATCATTGCGTCCGGCAACTGGCGTTGCTAGCCCGACTCGAGTTTTGTCCCCATACCTGAGTGACATGGCGTTACGGGGTGATTCGGTTGACGTATCCGGCGATGTTGATGACGCTGGCCGTGGCGGCGAAAGCCGTGATCGTCGTGGCTGCTGATCCGGTGCCGGTCAACACAAGTCCAGGCACGATCAGGTAGAGGCCGGATTCGGCGGGGACGGTGAACTCGATCAGGTCGGCGGTCGTGGTGCCACCGAACTCGACAGTCAGTTTGCGGGCTGTGGTGTCGCTGTTGACGGCATACAACCAAATTTCGTCCTCAATCGTGGCCGAGGTGCCGGTCGCATGAATGGTGGTGCCGGGGGTTGCGGTGGCGGCGACGGCAATCATCTTGCCTCGGGTTGAACCCGACAAGAGTTCTTTACTGAAGGTTGCCATTTGTGTCTCCTATGCGAATACGCCGACGGTCATCACGAAGTTGCTATCTTGCCACGCCTGCGACCACTTTACGCCTTCTGAAGTGCCCGAGTCGGTAACTAGCAACTGGCCGTTAGTAGCGGCGCCGAGGCGTCCGACGGTGTCCGAAGCGGTACCGATTACAAGGTCGCCCTTGGCGTCGACGACGGTTTTGGGGATCGGGTCAAGGAATGTGGTTTGTAGGTTCCATGAGGTGCCGTCCCATTGCCAGGTGCGGTTGCCGACGGTGTAGTTCTCTCCGACGGTTGGGGAGTTGGGAAAGTCAATGGCCATTACTGTTCCTCGGTCGGCTGTTCCTCGGTCGGCTGTTCAACGGTGACAAATTCGTCTAGGACGTCATCGTATCGCATGCCAATTCCTGCGTATTGGCCTCGAAAGTTGCTGTTGTAGGACGTTTGTACCCATCGTCCACCAAGTTGCTGTTGACATACGGCGATGCCAAGAGCCTCTTGCTCAACGCCGTTGTCATCTAGAAGGTCGGCATTGGATACCACGACGACTCGAAGAACAATGTTGTTGTCGTCTAATTCTGCAAAGTGTGCCATTATGCTTGATACCTTTCGTAACGGACGTACAACACGCCGGAACCACCCGTACTGGCGGTTTGTGTGGTGGGATAAGCACCAGCACCACCACCGCCGCCACCAGTATTCGCTGTTCCGTTAGTGCCCAGACTGCCGTTTGGCCCACCTGCGCCGCCACCGCCGGTGCCACCAACACCGCCCGTACCGCTGGGGCCATTAGCCCCACCGCCACCGCCGCCACCAATCATTCCATAGGGGGCTGTTCCGGGGAAATAAACGCGTGTTCCTGCCCCACCATAACCGCCTCGATGCGGGCCAGTACCACCGGGGCCGAAGGGAGCAAGCCCGCCAGTTCCTCGCATACTTGCCCCACCACCACCTGACCCTCCTAGTGGGGCATTGGTTCCAGCGGGGTATGGTTCGGGGCCGCCTGACGCACCACCCGTTTTGCCCGGCCCTCCTGCAGTTCCCCCGGGAGCGGTTTCGGAAAAACCTGTGCTGCTATTTCCTCCACCAGCACCAATTACAATCGGATAATCCCCGCTGCTAACCGCAACAGTTTTCAAAATAAGACCACCTGCGCCGCCGCCACCGCTAGAACCATTTGCTGCTGGATCAATTCCACCATTCCCGCCGCCACCAACCAGCAATAATTCTGCTTTGGCTGTTGATGGACATCCCGCAAATGTCAAAGTGGTATTGGCAGTAACAGTCCAAATAATGTATTCGGTGCCAGCGATTGTTACCGGCGAAGAACTTGCTGCCGGAGCAGGAGAGGCTGTTACAATTATTTCGGTCGTTGCGGCTCTCCCTAGTTTTGATGCCGCTTCGGTTGTCCGTGTTTTTTCGCCGTATCGTCCGCTCATAACCCCTACCTGAAAACGCTTGCGCCAAGAATAACTGACACGTTGTCCGATGGGGTGTTAGAACCTGTCGAGCCGCCAATTTCCGACCATACGCTGTCGTAATAGATGTAGGTCGCTGCGGTGTCTGAGTCGTACCACAGGTCGCCGGTTGTTGGGCTGGACGGTGGGGTGGCTGAGACGGTGACGCTTGCTCCCCCACCTCCGCCACCGGTTGTGGGCACGAACTTGGTGCCGTTGTAGGCGAGCACCTGGTTGGTGGTGGCGCCGGTTGTGTCGATCTCGATGCCGTCCACGATCAGGGTGGCGCTGGTCAGCGAGGTGGTGGACGAGATGCTGTTGGCTGAGAGGCTGTTGGTGACGCTGGCGGCGTTCAGGGTGGCGGTGCCGGTCGTGGTCAGGCCGACGAACTGGGGGCTGTCGGTGATCGCTACCGCTTGGCCGATGGCGACCGTCGGCGTGGAGCCTTCCCCGGTGCCTCCGGTGACGGTGACGCCTGTTCCGGCGGTCAGGGTTTGGACGTAGTCGCCGGTGGTTTTGGTGCCGAGGGCGACGCTGTCGTTGCCGATCTGTGCGCTCGGGACGGTGCCGGTGAGCTGTCCTGCGGGGATGCTGGTCAGACCGGCGCCGGAGCCGTTGAACTGGCCTGTGGTGGTCGTGATGTTGCCGGTGATGCTAATCGTGTTTGGTGTTGTGGCCGATGGGCCGCAGGCAACAACGATGCCTCCGGTGTTGGTGTTGACTCGGCTGACATGGCCAACGATTTGGATGACGTCGGAGGCATTGGTTGGGCGTGTTCCGGTGATGCCGCCGCCGGAGGCAACGTACAGGGGCTGGTTGATGCTGTAGATAGCGGTGTTCTGCGAGTCAAGGTCGCCCACGATGACGGCATGACCGTTCGCATTGACACCAATGTCGCCGTCGGTGATGCCGATAGCAGGCATTTTGGCTGGGTTGGAGGCATCTGCGGGGGCGATTTCGCAGACTTGTGTTGAGCCGACGGTGCCGGTGATGTAGACGGGGGTGCCGTTCGGGATGAGCGATGCCGTCGTGTTTTTGACGTGGAAGTAGACGAGCCCAGCAAGGTCGCCGTGGATGTGTGGGGCGTAGACCGTGCCGTCGACGGTGAGGTCGGTGGTGAAGTGTCCGTCGCCGGTGACGTCGAGGCTGTAGGACGGGGTGGTGTCGTTGATTCCGACCCGATTGTTGGTGGCGTCGACGTAGAGGGTGCCGGAGTCGACGTTCAGGCCGCCGAACGCGACGGTGTCGCCGGTGCCGACGGACTGACCGATAGCGATGCTCGGGGTGGAGCCTTCTCCGCCGGAGCCGGTCACCGAAACGCCTGTACCTCCGCTGACTCCGGCGACATAGTCACCGGTGGTTTGCGTCCCAAGGGCGATGCTCGGATCAGCCCATTTCATGCCGAGGGTCTGAGCGGAGTCTGCGATCAGGTATTGGCCGTTGGTGCCGATGGGTAGGCGCGCTGGGGTGTCGTCAGCCTGCCCGGCAACCAAGTCTCCCTTGGCGTCGATGATGGATTTGTTGATGGAGTTCGGGTCGGTTTCGGATGACCATTTGATGCCGGACGCCTGGGTGGAGTCTGCGACAAGAACCTGCCCGTTGGAGCCGACAGGGAGGGCGGTGTAGGCGTTGTCGGCTGTACCGACCAGCAGGTCGCCTTTGGCGTCAAACGAGGACGAGGTCGGATCGGGTGCCCATTTGATGCCGGTGGTCTGTGTCGAGTCGGCTAGGAGAACATAGCCGTTGGTGCCAACAGGAAGCCGGGAGGGCGTGTCGGCGGCTGTGGCGACAATCAGATCGCCTTTGGCGTCAAGGATGGTTTTAGAGACGGCGTTCGGGTCGGTCGTCTCGATGGGAGCCTGGGATACGGAAGGCTGGGCTAGGGCCGGGGGAATCGTCATGCCTGCCTCCTTTAGTATCTAATGATGTAACCGCTGATAGTTGGCAGGGTGAAGTTCGATCCGGAACCTCCGTAAGTGTACCCAATGACGCCAAACAGGGCTGAATACTCAACCTTGTCCAGCGATGCACCGTTGCAATCAAGCCAGCCGATGGGGATGGCGATTGAGGTATGCCAGCGGATGATGCCACCGATGGGCATAACGATCTTTAGTTCTCGTTCAAGGTCCTGATCTCGGACTTCCATTTTGTCTTTGTCGGGTTTCTCGAGACTGCTGATTTCGGCGCCTCGAACCACGAAGGAGAACTCGGGCATTAGTCCTCGCAGGTGACGACAACTCGACGCAAGCGAACCGAGTTGATGGACATTTGGATGTTGACGCCGTATCCCCTGGCTGCCGAGTCGGCTCGGAAACGGTAGATGGCTCGGATGGGCCAGCCGGTCAGACTGGAGTTGGAAACGGTGTAGGTCTGTGTGGAGGTTGTCAGCGACGGCACGTCGGCGGGAGCGGTGTCCACGACGCCGAGCGGGGTGACGGTGCAGCCGATGCCGACGTTGCCGGAAACAGCAATTTTGTCTTTGTCGTCTAGGACAATTTCGGCCATGATGTCCACGACCCGCATTGGTTTGTTGTGCCAATACTCGGCCAGGGTGGCTGTGCCGGTCGCTCCGCTGCTTGATGTCACATTGTTGGCGTAGTTGAACGAATACCCTTCTTTGCAGGGAACAGGGAAGTTATGAACGTATCTGACGAGTTTGACGCTCAGGTTGCTCATGTCTACCCAGGCGATAGCGAAGTATTCGTTGTGTGAGTTGACGGCGAACCGGGAGATGCAATGGCGGTTGGCGCCTGCGGTGGTTGATCCGGAGGATGATTTGAGGAAGCACCATACGCCGTTTTTGTCGGCGGTGTAGACCTCGCCGTTAGCCCAAGCGGCACAAATACGGCCGTCGTTCACCGATTGGACGCGTACGACTTGTTCGGCGTCAACAAGGTTGGCGAGGAAGGTGTTGGTGTTGAATGTGGCAATAGGGGATACTGATGATCCACCTAGTTCGTAGAGCCGGTTGTCAATCAAGCCGATTTTGGATGAGTCGGGGAAGATCAGGCTTCGACCGGAGATGGCTCCGTCTCGCATGCCGTCCATGACGTCAGCGATGGCGAGGATGCGCTGAATGGTGATGGACGATCCGAGGACACCCACCATCGAGTAGGCGCCTTCTTCGGTGATGACAAGGATGTCGTTCGGGCGTGGGTAGACGCCAATGATGTTGGCTTCAAATTCGTAGTAGTCGGTGGTGGCGAATGTGGTTCGGGTTGTGTTGGAGTAGTAGAGAAGTTTTTTGGTGGGACCCCACAGCAACAGTCGGTAGCCGGACAGTACGACGTTTGTTAGCGCAGCGGTCGTGGAGAACACCGTTGATACGGAGGTGTCTGATCCGGCGGTGGTGACTTTGCGAACGACGCTTTGGTCAGTTAGATAGAAGAACACAGCGTTTTCTGCGTCGTAGGCGACTTCGCCAACGAGTTTGCCGGTCAATGTGTAGGTGCTGGAGCCACCGGAAATGTAGTCCAGTTTGTCGACAATCATTTGGGAAGCGTCGCTAGTTCCCGTCCATCGGGCAAACGAATACGAGTTTTCGCCCACGATCCAATGGTCATAGATGCGAAGATCGGTATAGGTTCCGGCTGGTTTGGTGGTTGTTGAGGCCAGCGTGGTAGCAACTGGGATTAGTTCACCTCGAGGGTTTTGAATGACGTTTTCGCCAATCCATGCGTTCTGAGGTTGTGCTTGGATGCGGTCACCCATGTAGTAACCGCCGGTGAAGTCATCGTAGGTGAGTTGGAATGTGCCCATCGGCTATTCCCAGGAGGCGTAGTCGTTAGCCCGGTTGAACTTGATGCGCTTGTTGATCGTTGACCGGTTGTCGTCGTTCAAAGTGCGGAGCCAGTTGCCGTATTCCTGCATGTAGAGGCTGGCACGCTGTTCGTCTTGGCGTCGAGCACAGCAGAGGAACGCTGCGTAGGCGATGATCGCATAGTGGTAGGCGACCGGCAGAAGTGGGCTTGCGCCGTCGCTCGAGAGTGCTGGTTCGTTGCGGAAGTAGTAGAAGGTGCCGGTCAGCGATGATGACGGCACGGGGGTGATTTTGACTTGTGAACCGTAGACAATCCACCCGTAGGATGATTCGGTGCCGGAGGCGTCAAGGTAATCCTCAAAGGTGACGGGTTCGGCAACATTGCCGTTGATGACAAGTTTGTTGGCGCGCATGAAGTCCGACGGGAGAGTTGCTGCGCCGTTCACGGTGTCAAAGGTCAGCGTGGCGGTCGATGCGAGCCACCACCAGTCACGTTCGGCTGAGATGCGGTTCAAGGCGTCGTTCAGGCTGGTATTGACAAACGTGTCGGTGATGAGGGCATCACCAGCAGAGGGGATGGCGAGGCGGTCTTTGACGGCTGTGCGTAGTTCGGAACGGTTCATTAGATCACCATTGCGCTGTAGTTCTGCGCCCCATTGGAGATGAGTTTCAGGATTGGTGCGGTGCCATCACCGGGGATGGACAGGGTCATGCCGATAGCGACGACGTAGCAGTCGTCTCCGTTGACGGTCGGATCGGGGATGCCTTTGGTGGGGTCACCGAAAGTGAAGAAGATCGGGTCGCCGTTCGTGGTGCGGTTGGTCAGGATTAGGAACGAGCACGGGTTGTTGAATGTGACCGTGTCCACCGTCGACGGGGTCAGCACGGCGTGCTTGGCTGTGTTGACGGTGTAGGCGGCCATTACTTGCCTTTGCTGTTCATGGAGTGGATACGACGGTTACTGCCCTCGAGATGGCCGAGGTCACGGACGAGCGCCCAATGAAGTTTGTCGGCCAGTTCCTGACGCTTATCTTTCTCGGCCTGCTCATGAGCGTCTTTGATCTGACGGTTACGCTTCATGATGTCTTCGGCCAGTTGTTTGCCTTTCTGCCAGTCACCTTCGATCAGTTTGGTGATGAGGGTGTGGTCGCAGCGGTCGTGGGAGCAGGCGACATACGGCGTGTTGGTGGCGTCCACCATCCACACTTCGAAACGGTTGGCAAGAGGGTTGAACATGAGAGAAGCCGACGGATCGCCCCGCCAGCCTGACTCGTCTCCACGCTGAATCCTGGTTGCAATGTCGTAGACATCCCACGACACCTCAGCCATTTCAGACCCGCCCTCCACGTTGCCCATAAGGTCTATTGCGCGATTCATGGGGGTCATCCTAGACGACGAGGCCGGTCACCGTTTGGTAACCGGCCCCGTCGATTGAAGGGATGTTGTTGGTCAGGCGCCGAGTGCAAGGAACCGAACCACAACCGACGAAACATCGGTGGTGGAAGGAACCTGAGCGAGTGCAGCGCCGTCGGTGGTGGTGTCGACCCAATACAACTTGATCTTGGGTGCCGAGGTGGAACCATCCCATGCTGGGACGTAGCCGTCGGTGGTGCTCACCGACAGCCAGTCCAAGCGGTTGAGGCCAAGGTCGGCCAGCGACACAGCCTCTCCGCCCGTCGCGTACGACGAGTCGAAGGTGACCGTGCCAATGACCTGCTTGCGGTTCCCGGGGACTTCGGGTCCCCAAGTGACTGCTACGGAAGCCGCCATCTCAGATCGTCACCTCGGTGAGATCCTTGATGACGAAGTGGGCGTTGCGCTGCTTGCAGGCGAGTTCGCCGTACATGTAGAGCGTGGCCTCGTAGGCGTCGAGGTCGGGCTTACGGTTCATCACCGCTCCGTCGAGGTCCATGAACTGGAACCCGTCACCGACCTGGTGGAACACCAGCACTTCGGGGTTGATGCCGTACAGGCGGTTGTTCGGGCAGTCGAAGTCGGCGTAGAGCGCCGTCGGTGCCTCATCGCCCTTGCCGGAAACCGACGGGCTGTAGAACTGGATGCCTGCGTAGCCACCCTTCAACTGGGTCTGCTCCATGTTGCGCTTCAGCGACAGGAGGAGGTTGCTGATGGCCAGGTTCACGCCTTCGGCCGACACCAACAGGCGGGGCTTCTTGCCCGAGTTGGTGAGGACCTTCATGATCGAACCCGTGATGAGCGACTCGGTGACCGAGCGGTTCGTGCCACCGTTGGAGTTCACATAGGACTTCCACTTCGGCTGGCTTGAGGGGTTGATCGTGTGGAGGACGGCGGTGTCGTCGACAATGGTCTGAAGACCGGTCAGTTCGACCTGTCCGTCACCGGGCTGACCCGTGTTGCTCGACGCTCCACCGGCTCCCGAACGGAAGACGTAGTGGCTGGACGAGGTGGTCACGGCTGCGCCGGAGATGGCGATGGTCTTGTTCGTCTCGTCGACCGAGGTGACGGTACGGGCCGAGGCGACGGTCGACGGGCTGGCCACGGTTCCGATGTCGACAACCATGCCGCCGTCGAAGAACAACTGGCGGAGGGCGGTCGAGCCGGTGCTCGAGGCGAGGACAACGGTGGTCGACGACGAGGTCGTTCCGCACTGGGCGATGACACCGTTGGAGGTGCCCCACAGCTGGCGGTTGACGTCCTTCATCGCGTCCTTCTTGATGCCTTCCATTTCGGCATCGAGGGCGTCGATGAATGCGCCTCGGTCGGTTACGGCCTGACGGATCGTCGGACCGGAAAGCTGGATTCGGCCGTAGACGTAGCGAACGGGCACCGGGACGGTGGCGTAAGCCTGGTTGCCTGCGGTCGGGAGGGTGCCGTTCTCGGAACGAGCGCCGACGCCGGACGAACGTCCGAGGTGGACGGCGTGACGGGCGATTCGGCCCTGAACGGTGTCCTTGCGGGTTTCGACCTGCGACAGAATGAAGTTTGCTTCATTCAGGTTGTCGAGGTATTCCTTGTAGTCATCCTTGAGGATGGCATCGACTGTTGAGAGTGATGCAGCCATGTGATTGCTCCTGTGTGGGGTTGCGAGTGAATGATTGAATCGCTACCTGTGCGAGTCGGCTCCTGCCGGTTATTCGCAGACCACATCCGTGGGCTAACGGTCGCTATGTGTTGTGCCTCATCCAAAGCACAGCGAAAGCATACACAACATGTTGTATGCGCCGTCAACGATTTGGTTTCTCCCCTTCCGCATGCCACGACACACGCGGAAGGGGACAGCAACGCCTAACCCTGAAAGGAAGGTTTGGCACCGTTGTGTTGCCGTTACGTCAGATGCCGTTGGCCTCGAGGCGGGCGAGTGCCCGTTCGCGTGGCGACATGGCTTGGCCGTTCTGGTTGACGGCCGCTACTCCGTTGATAACCGGGGCGCCCATTGACTGGGCGGCTTCGGCTCGGCGGGTGGCGATGGCTGCTGCTCGAGCCAGAATGTCGTTTTCAACTTCCTGGATGGCGGCACCAAGATCCAGGTCGGGGCGCTTGGAAGCGGCGACGATGGCGGCGGTAGCCAAAGCCGAGTCAGGCTGATAACCGTATTCGACCAGCGTCTGCTCGATCTGGGCTTCGTAATGCTGTTGGGTTTGCGCAAACTGGTATTCCTGTAGGCGCTGCTCAACCAGCTGGGCGACCTGTTCGCCGGTCAGTCCGGCCTGATACCCCTCGGTTTGTGCTTGCTGGGTGACGGCGGCCTGCTGGGCGGGGCTGACATAACTGTCAAACCTGTCTCCGGCGAGGGCACGGCCGTTGTCAACCATCCAGCGGACAGCGGTTTCGGTGTCTCCTGACGCGTAAGCGCGCACAAAATCTTGGATGGCGTTGGCGTCGTCGGGGTGGAGGTTTCCGAATGCTTGCGCAATCGGCTTGTAGCGTTCGCGTTCCTTGATGCGGTCCTGCACTTCGGACCGATACTTTGACTCCCAGTCAACATTGGTTTCGGCAGGTGCTGCCTCACCGGTCGTGCCGGTATCCACCGGCACATTGGGGGCGGTATCACTCATTGGCTCATCATCTCCATTGGTCCACCGGTTGCGCCGGTTTGGGGTTCAGGGACCATCGAACCGGCTGGTTCGTTGGCTTGCGGCAGGGCTTGTGCCCCTGGCATCTGTTGCATGAGGGCCATTTGCTGTTGGGCTTCCTCGGCTGCGAGTGTTTCGTGTGCCTGAATGTGAACGTCAATTGACTGGCGCTGTTCGGCGGTTGCAAGTTCGTATGCAGGCGTTTTGCGTTCTTTGTTGTGTTGGGCGATGTGTTTCGCATGATCGTCGAATAGGGCGGGCATGACCGGTACGGCCTGCATGAGCAGACCGTTTTCCCATTCGGCTTTTGCGGCGTCGGGGTCGGTGGTTGCCAGATAGCCCTTCGGGTCGGGTAGATCCAGCATTCGTGCCAAAGCGATGGGGTCCATGCTTTGGAATGCTTGCGGGAAACGATCCACCAGATTCGTGATGATTGACTGGGTGGCGATCTTGGATCGGGGGGCGGTGGCGTCCAACGGGACTTTGACAAGTGGGAACTCGTCAATGTCGTTGCCGCTCCACGAGAACTGCACGGTGTTGCCGGTCGGCAAGGTCAATGTCTGCGAGCGGATCATGCCTGACTTTTCGGCGTAGGCGCGATACAGCTGGAGGGTCATCTGGCCGATCTTGGCCCAAAGTTGCGATTGGTTGCGCGCCATCGGCCCCAGCGGGGTGTCGTCCTTTTCGGCTAGCACCGACAAGGCGAGGCCGGAGTTGCGGTCGCCAGGTGCTTGGCCTCGAGATACCGAGTGGGTGAAGAAAATGTCGTCCATTTCCATTTCGAGCTGTGCGGCTTCGTTGCTGATCCAACGGGGCACATCAGGTGCGGTTTGCCAATGCGGTTCACCGATTTCGCTGTTGTATTCAAGAATGTCAGCGGGGTCGGTGGTGACGGTGTCGGAATCTTCGATGGAGCCGACGGGCACCATGAGGCGGGCGTTGGCTGCTTTGCGCATGTGCTCAAGGATGGTGGAGCGGGCACGGTTGTAGGCGTACTGGATGTCTCGAGCGGGCGACAGCAAAGTGTGGCCGACCCATGTGCGTGGGATGCGACGCTGTGTGCCAAGCGCAATGTTGAGATGTTTGAACGGGAACGGCCATCCGCCTTCACCGTCACCGTAGGCGTACACCTCTTTGCCGTTGACGACATGCACCACACAACCGGGTGTGGAGTCGGTGGGCCGTTCGTAGTAGCAGTAGACGAGTGTCAACCGGGGTGGCTGGCCTTGCGGACGGCGAGATAGAAGGGTGCGGTGGCGGCTCGAAAGGGCAGCCTCGGCGTCAGGTGACGGCATCCAATCAAGCTTGTAGCGTTCTTTTACTTGTTCCGGCGGCAAAGCAACGCAACGAATCCAATAGCGGCTTGAGTCGACATCGGGGCTGCCGGGTTCGAGGGTGAACTCGGAAATGCATAGTGGTGTGAGCCGTACTCCACCGGCGGGGATTGGTGTGGCGCTGACGGGATCAATGGCAACAACTTCGCCTAGATCGGGGTCCCAGTCAACCGAAATGGCGCTCACACCACCAAAGAGGGTTTGTAGCAGGGCTTCTTCACGAATGTCAGCCCAGTCACCTTGGTATGCCTCGGATAGAAGCATTTGTTCTTGGAGTCGCTGGCGACGCAGGTTGGAGTCGTCAATGCCGGTCGGTTCGATTTCCCATACGAGCGGGCTGCGGGTCATGCGGGCGATCAGGTTGGTGACTCGAGGTCCGAACTTGTCGACGGTGATACGGGTGTACCGTTCGGCGTCGGTGGCGTAGTCCAGTTCTTGAACGATGTTGCGGGTGTAATCCCACCAAATCCATTGAAGGCCAGCGAAGTAACTGGCGTTCATCCAATAGTCACGGCGTTCTTTGAGAAGATAGGTGTCGGCCTTATTCCAAAGTTCGATGACCTTGTCCGGCTTCGGGGGTTCCCATTCGTTCACGGTCCAACTGCCTCACTTGGGTTGAGCCACGCTGCGCGAGGCTTGTCGTCTTTATCTTTCTTGCGTGGCTTCTGATTCCTTTCAGCGGCTAATACCACATCGGGATTCTTGGCGACCACAAGGTTAGTCAAACGACGGTTCTCGCGTAGGAGAAGCGCGCATACCGCACCCAAGATCAAGATGGCGATGACTGCGATCACAGGTCACCTACGAAGTCGGTGTTGATCGTTTCTTCCTCGGGAATGGGTTGTTCCCGGCGGGGGCGACCGCGACGCCGAAGGGGGGGAGCGTCAGGATGGGAGATGTCCGTTTGCTGGTCGTCCCCACCGGGAACGTCGACAGAGCCTGCCGTCTCTGCCGGGCGCAAGGTTACACCAGCGACCGCTCCGGCGATAGCGGCGAGACGTTGTTCTGCAATTTCGGCTCGTTCGGATTGTTCTTCAGCGAGGTTGCGTGCCAAGTGAAGTTCTCCGAGGCGACTGATCTCGAGACTGCGTGACGGGGCGACCATACGGCCGATTTCGATTCCGCAGTCAGCGCAGATGTAGAAACGGTTGATGGCGGACGGGTTGTCGTCGTCGGGGCTGTTGATGCCATCCAAGTCAAGTTCGGTGTCGATGATTGGTTTGGCGACACCTCGGCATAGCCAGCAGCAACCAGGCAGATAGTTGTAGTTATCAACGAGTCTCATTACCAGCGCCTTTTCTTTGCGGAACGGTCAAGTTTCTCCATGAACTTTTGCACTCTCCCTTCAGCATCCGCCGGACTCTTGGTCTTACGGCGGGTGATTTCATTGTACGGTCTACACGCTAACAGGTAGCGGAGTGCGTCCACCGCATGATCTTCGTCGTCGGTGTCGATGTCTTCAACTTGGACGCGGTCGTGGCGCATGGCTGGCAGCGTGCGAAGTAGGTGTTCGCAGGTGGAGAACACTTTCAGTTTCGGTTCCTTTGACTGTTCTCCTGGTTGGAGGTAGCGGCGGACGTTCTGCCATCCGGCAATACGGGCGTTTTTGGCTTTGACGACCGGTACCCCGAGACTGTTGTAGACCGAAGCGACGGTGGTTCCCATACCGGACACATTGGAGAAGGTGGACGGGTCGATTGCGCTCATCGTAATGTGTTCGGGTTTGCTGTCGTTTTTGCTCATCTCTTTGATTTGCAAGGCTTGCTGAGCAGCAGTCAAGTTCTTTTGGTATGCCTCCCGGTAGACGTAGCAAGTGCCGGTGGCGGGGTCCCATGCTCCCCATAGGCAACAATAGGGGTTGGCTGTACCAAAGTCGATGCCGCGATAACGGGGCCATTCAGGCGGTATTTCGAACGGAGGTACAACATGCAGGTCGCGTCGAAACTCGGTGAAATACTGCCCGGTGAAGGTGTCCCAGTCACCGAGAAGTTTCTGTTTGCGTTCCGTTTCGGGAAGCATCGACAGGTGTTTGCGGTACGACGGGTCGATGTGTGGGTTGTCGTCTACCGTCGATGGGACAAAGGCGACCACAAGATGATCGTTGGGGTCGTGCGGGATGATGGTACTCGCCAGTTCCGTGTTGTCGAGCGGTAGTTCTACCCGTCTCACAATGTCGGGGTTTTCGAATCCTTCTCGGACGTCGTAGACGACGGCGTATTGGCCGTTGTTGGTGGGTTGGACCAGCATTTTGTAGAGGAACGTATGGCCTTTGTCGCCTGGGTTGGTGGCGAACATGACGTGGGTTCGGACGCCCATTTGGGTCATTTTGCGGCTGGTGCGTAGACGGCCGGACATCATGAGCATTTGGTAGGGGGTGAACTGTGTTGCTTCGTCGAATCCGATGAAGTCGTATTCGGCTGACATGAACTGGCCGACGTCTTCGTCTCGAGCGCAATAGCCGTATTCGATGATGGAACCGTTGTCGTACCACCAGGCTTTGACGTTGTCGATGGATCGCAACTGGGCGGGGACGTTCAGTTGGGCGTATCGGACTTGGCTGCGGATGATGAGTGAGCGTCGTAGTTCCGGCAGGGCGGTACGGACGAGAAGTGTGCGATGTCCGGGGTATTTGGTGGATAGTTCGTGTGCGTGATAGGCAAGCAGTTCGCTCTTTCCGCCACCGGCCGCTCCTCCGTAGAGGAGCCAATCGGTTTTCTTTACGAGGATGTTGGCTCGTTCTTGGCGTTCGTTGCCGGTCAACCGCCAGGCGGTGAGGTCGGCCTCAAGAAGTTTGAGGTATTCGTCTTGTTCTTGGGCGGTGAGTTGGACGAATTCGTCGTCGGAGAGCAGGTTCACGAGTTTCCGTCTCCGATTGCCCGTAATCCGGCTTCGACACGCCGTTTTGCTTCCAATTTGAGTTCTTCGAGACGCATCATGCGGTCTTCGGGGCTGCCGACACGTTGTTCGTTGATCGTTGTGGCTTGTCCCATCTCCAAACGGAGGATGTCATACCAAATTTTGGACACTTTGGTGGCTTCTTCAGCCGATTTGATCTCCCATTCGCCTGATACGAGCCGTAGTCCGAGGTCGACGATGATGGATTGCGCCAATTTGGGCAGGATTTCTCGGCTTGCCACCCCTCGAGCGAGCAATTCTTCGCCCAATACCTTGAGTTGGTCGGCTCGTTTGCGTTGTTCTTCCTTATTGAGCGACTTACGAACCCTGGCTTCTTCGATGTCGGCGGCCCGTTTCGCTTTAGCAACCTGCTGTTTTTCGGCTTTGCTGATAACCGGGAGGTCTGCGATGCTGTCGACGACAAGTTTGGGTGGGCGTGGGGCGGAAGGTTTGCGTCCTTCGATGCCGTCAGCGATTTCTGCGGCGTCTTTCCACACTTTCCGTTCAGCCATTGGGTGTGTCGGTCTTTGCGGCGAGTTCGATCAGCGTCTTGATGTACGCGGTGAGGGTCATCCCGTGCTTTCGGGCTTGATCGTGGGCGAAGTCCCGCCAGGCGACTGTTACTCGCAGGTTGATGAGGACGGGTTTCTCAAGTTCTGCTGCGGTCATAGTTCGATCTTTCCGGTGAGGATGTCATGTAGGGTCGCCCAAATTTGCATGGAGAGCGCCGCTACTGACTGGGTGGCTATGGATTCTTGTGCGGTGAGGGTTCCGGCGTCGTGTGCACGGCGGGCAAGTTCCTCAACATGGGCGGAACCGATGAACGCCGCCTTACAGAACTCGGGGGTGGGGTCGTGGCCGTCGATCTCGAGAGCGGCCCGAGCCTGGGCGACAAGCATGTCGTTACCGAGTCGACTGACGGATTCCATGAGTTCTTCAACTCGGGTCATACTTTTTTCCCCTTTCGGACTTCTCCACACCTCAACCTACCATAAAGAGGTGTATGGTAGGGGCATAGTGATCTGAAGACATCGCCGTCAGCCGGGAGGCTCACGAGCGTGGCGCAACCCGCAGCAGTCCTGTTCTGTCAGGCGCGTAGGGTTTTCGTGGCCGGAAACGGGGACCGACCTGACGCGCCATTGCAAGCGATCAGTAGGACCCGTTGTCTTGGGTAAGACGTCAGGTAGAAGCAGTAACACAAACAACGAGTGGACATCGTCAAGGTCCGGCAGTCGGCCAGCGAGGGCACCCGACGGGGGGAACGCGCACTAGACCACCCGACCGGAACGGCCACCAACCAGCGCGTAGCAACAACCTCAGTCCACCAGCCTGGGCGACAGCCCCGGCAGCGTGGTCAAAGGTTGCTCGAGGACAACCGAACGAAGTGAGGGCGTCAGCCCAACGAGCGCAGCGAGGCGGGAGCGTCCCAACCGCTTCACAGCGGTCATCCCGTCTACCCGACTCCGTCGGGAGCGAAGACCTGCGGCTCGAGAAACCACCCTGAGTGGTCGGATTAGTCACTCCGAGTGGTATTAGTGAGCGTCAAATTATTACCCCGACGAAAACTTACTAGCAGTAACCACAACCTACGGTCACCACACCCCACTTCGAGTCCCACCCCGCCGCCCACGAAGGTCAAAAAATACGGGAATACGTAGTGATAGTGATAGGCCGGGGACCCCCCTTGGGGGCTGGGCGGGGGGCAGGGGTCGGTCAGACCCCACCCGGCATGTCGGGGGGACACTTGCACAGTACAACTATTGCACCATACAAGTAACGGGTGGGTCACTCGGGGCAGGGCACTCGGTCACCGGTCGAGCCGGTCGGGATCACCGGCGGCCATCCTCGAGCTCGAGCTCGAGACTCGAGTAGTCCGGCCTCGATGATCCTCGACGCTGCGCGGGCCGGCCTCGAGCACCGGTGCAGCCGCTCTCGAAACCCGGTGCTACTCGAGCAGCAGCCTCGAGCGGTCGACCATCGGCCTGCGGCCTCGATCCTCGAGTCGAGTCGGCCGGCCTCGAGGACCGAACCTCGACACTCGAGCCCCGACCTATTTCGTCATGACGTTATTCGAGGGCCACTACCACCCATCCCCTACCGCTCGAGACGCTTACAGGGCTCTAGGGCTCTCGGGATTCGTCGAGTCGAGTTATTCGAGCAGCTACCTCGAGGCCCCGGCCATGCTTCCCGACGGCGTCCGGCCTCGAGCGTGCTCGAGCTCGAATAGTTCGTCGAGGGTGGTGCTCGAGGGTGGGGTCGGTGCTTGTCAGGGTAATAGCGGTGGCGTAGGCTCGTGCTCGAGGTTGCCATAGGGGCGGCCAGGAAAGGGGGCGCGTCATGCGCTTGCAAGTTTCGTTTCATCCTCCCTCGAGGGGGGAGTCGGTCGAGTGGCGTCTAGTGCGTTGCTATCGAGACGGTGTGCGTCGAGTGGGGTCGAGTGTGTTCTCGACGTATGACGGTGCTCAGGATGCGGCCGAGTGTGCGCTCGATGAGCCAGGCGTCGGTGGGGTCGACATCGAGGGCCGGCCTCGAGGTGGTGACTGGCGTCGGGATGCTCGCTACGAGCTCGAGCATTCTGATTATGTCGAGTTGGCGCGGTCGGTGCATTCGTTCGAGGTTGTGAGTCTGCCTATCGTCGAGTCGACGGTCGAGGGTTCGGAGCTCGAGCAATGAGCGCGGGTCGGTGGGTCTTTATGGGTCTCGAGTCTGAGACCATCGAGCCGGTCGACGCGTCGAGTTACGTGCTCGACGTCGAGTGTCTCGAAGCGGCCGAGGCGAACGCTCTCGAGGATTCAGATTTCATCGGGTGTATCTCTCATCACGCGGCCGACATTGTGCGCGCTCGTGGTGTCGAGCTCGAGCCGGTGCTCGAGGCGTATTCGAGTCTTTCGGGGTTGTGGATCGACTCGACGGCGCTCGAGCAGGCTGCTCGAGTTATTCGACGCGGTGCCCTCGAGACTCGAGTGCTCGAGGCGGTGCGGTTAGCTGCAGTCGATATGTTGCGTCTCTCGGTGCATGTTCTCGGCGGTGTCGAGCAGCTCGACTCGAGTAAGGCTGCTCGACTGTTCGAGTCGGTGCGGTCGGTGCGGCTGCTCGAGGCGTTGGCTCGTTGTGTTGATCGACTCGACCGGTTCGAAAGTGTTCGAGCTGACGTGCTCGACGGTTACGAATCAATCGAGGCGTGGGCTCTCGACTCGGGATACTCGAGGCGCGGTTATGGTGGGTTGTGGTTCGATGAGTATGGCGACGAGGTCGACATCGAGGCCATGCTCGAGGCGGCCGTCGAGGCTCGAGTCGAGTACGAACTCGAGCGCGACGCTCGAGGCGGTGTGTCATGATGGCGGCCGTCCTCGAGGGTGTGCGGTGGCATGTCGATGCGGGTCACGCGTGGCTGCGGGTACCGGTTGTCTCGGGCGAGGGGCTGCGGTTCTCGACGTATTCGTATGTCGACCCGCGGGCCGGGTGGCTGTATCTCGAGGAGGACTGTGACGCGGGTGTATGGCTGCGGGCGCATCGAGTGACAGGCGTCGAGATTCCGACCGAGTTTGTCGATGGGTTGTCGAGTATTCGAAACCTGCCGCGGTTGCCTAAGCGCCTGCTCGAGAGTGACGGTGCGGCATGAGTGTTATCTCATCGACTGACATTGTCGACGTCGTCGAGGCCTGGGCCGGTAATCGGCGCGGGCCTCGAGGCGTAGGCATGGTGGCGGCGGCCTCGAGGCATGTTCTCGAGGGAATCGACATTGCGGCGCGCAAGTGGGCTCTAACTGGCCTGCTCGAGTGTGGGGTCGAGGGTTGTCGAGTGTCGATGCTCGACCCATACCGTACGTCGTGGCTGCTCGTGTTCGAGCCTGGTTTCGACGTTGTGCCGGTGTGCTCGAGTTGTATCGAGCAGGCTCGAACCCTCGAGGAAACGTATTACGTCATCGAGGCGGGTGCATCATGAGACGGGATCGGTTTGCCCGGGTGTCGAGTCTGTCGAGGGGTCGGCTCGAGTTCGAGTGTCGATGCGGTGAGCTGCTGCGGTTCTCGTTGCATCTCGACTCTAAGACGTCGCCTCGAGTGCGGCTCGATGGTCGAGTAGCTAAGGCCTCGATAGGTAACGCTTTCCCATTACCGGCGGGCCCGCTCGAGGACGGCGGCAGCTGTCCGGGTGTGACTCCATCGTGTGCAGACTGCTATGCAGCGGGCCTCGAGGCATGGGCTCGACCATTCGGTCGGATGGCCTCGAGGAACCTCGAGACGCTCGAGCATCTGTACCGGTGCGGCGGACGTCGAGCGGTCGAGTCTGCTCTACTCGAGCTCGTCGAGCGGTCGGCAGTCGACCAACGTCTCGAGGGTGTGCGGTCGGCCACGTTTCGATGGATGTCAGACGGTGACCTATTCGCGCCCTGGTTCGCTCGAGCGGTGCGGCACGTCATCGAGGCGACACCTAGCGTCGATCATTGGCTTTACACGCGCTCGACTGGCCTCGTGCGGCACGTCGTCACGGACGCGCCTAACGCTCGAATCTACGTTTCGGTCGACAGGCATAACCTCGGTCGGGCGGTCGACGTAGCTCGACGGTACCGGTTACCGGTGGCACTGCTCGCGGTCGATGACGTCGACGCTGCGGCTTTGTGGGCTCGAGTGCTCGAGCGGTGGCCCGGTGTGGCCTCGATGCGGCGGTGCCCTGTCACGGCCGCCTACGTCGACGGTAGCGGGTTCCCTGCGCACGTCGTCGGGCCCGACGGTCGGCGGTCGAGTCTCATCGAGGGCGGCCCGGCGGTCGGGGCCTGCGTGGCCTGCGGGTTATGCCTACCGGGTGGCCTCGAGGCGTCGGTACTGTTCACGGTGCACGGCGGTCGAGCTCGAGGCGGCTCGAGTGGGCGGCTCGGTGCTGCTGTTGCGGTGCGGTTGCGTGAGCGTGTCGAGGTGGCCTCGTGAGCGCCGCCGCGGTCGACATGGCCTGCGACCTGCCAGGCGTGACGTGCTCGACGTCGGGCGGCTCGTGGTGGCTGCTCGGGGCCGGCGTGGTGCTCGTGTGGTGGGCGGTGCGTCGTGCTCGGTGACCCTCGACGCGGTGCGCTGTGCTCGAGCGGGTCGGTCGAGCATCGACATGGCCCCGGGTGCCTACCGCTGCTCGTTCGGGCGCTGCCTGCGGCCCCGGACGGTTGGCGGTGGGGTTACGGCTCGGTACCTGGCGGGTGGGCGTTGTGGCTCGAGCGCGTCGGTGGCGGTGGGGCTCGGTGGCATGTGCTCGGGCTTCCACCGGCGGCCACGGTCGGCGCGCTCGCTGGCGTTGTCGAGGCGTTCACGGTCGGCGCGCGGTATCGGCTCGACGGCTTACCCTGATCTCGAGCACGTCGAGTTACTCGGCCCCGATCTGTTTCGGCGGGTCGGGGCCGTTTCGCGTCTCGGGTCGGAATACTTGCACTCTACAAGTATCGGCTGGCCTCGATTCGAAGCGAGCTGGCCGACGGCAAGGCGGGCGGGCCACCCAAAGCTCTGGGTGTGGGACAATTTGCAATGCGTCCCGACTCAAAAATTTCAATGCGTCCCGACGTTGTTTCGCGTAAGGTGAGTGTATGTCTACGGTTCGGTCGGTAACCGCCCAGTTTTTGGCGTCGAAGAAGTCGCTCGAGACTCGGGATCGGTACAAGAAGGACATTGTTCTTTGGCAGCGTTGGTGCAAAGAGAATGGTGTTCATGCGCTGGATGCGAATTGGAAGCATTGTCAAGCGTTTATTGACTTTTTGCGGTCGAATTACACGCCGTCGTCGGTTCAATCTCGAGTGTCGGGGTTGACGTCGTGGTTTGATGCGTTGATGAAGGCCGGTGTGGTGCATGGTCACGGGTGGCGTGATGCGTGGGTGCCGAAGCCGTTTCGGAAGGTTGTGACGCCGTATGTGCCGTCTGAGGATGAGCTTCGGGCGATTATGGATGCTGCGGGGAAGGCTGGTCCTCGTTGGGAGTGGCTGGTGGGGATGGTCGCATACTGTGCTCTCGAGCCGTCTGAGGCGTTGCGGGTGCGGGGGATGGATGTTCGGACGGTTGACGGGCAGACGTTGGTGCGGGTGCGGGGTCGTGCGGAACGACCGCGTGATGTCGCGGTGTCAGGACGTCTTGAGGTGTTGTCGTTGGGGTTGGCGGCGGTGTTCGCTCCGTCGTCGCCGTTGGCTGGTGGTTTGACAGCTGATCGGGCGTCGGTGCGGGTGAAACGGTTTGTGGAGGCGGCGATTGGTCGTCCGTTGACTGCTCAGGAGCTTCGTCGGGCGTCGGTGTACCGGCAGTATCAGCGTGGGGTTGATCCGCTGATTATTTCGAAGTGGCTTGGCCATACGAACGAACGCTGGGTTCGGCGTGTCTTGTGTTTGCCGTCCCGGTTGCGTCAGGTGAGCCAGGCGGAGGTTATTGCGGCGATTGCTGTCGAGGACGATGGCGGGCGCTTTGGTGCTGGGAGCGAGACTGATTCATCTCTGCCCGTCGCTCTGCGATCCGTGTCTTGAGCGTGTCGTAGCGAGGGTTGCTCTCGGACATCATTTTGAGTAGCGCCCTAGCGGTTTCGGTTCGGTTCGCTCCGACAATGGTTGCCGTAAGGTCAATCCATTTCAGCAGGTGCGGGTCGACGTCAATGTTGATTCGGTTGCGGGTCACTTCAGAATCCGTTTGATGATGGCGTAAGTAATGGCGAGACAGGTGGCGGTGAAGCCCGCCATCCAGGTGTAGAAGATAATCTGTTGCCCTATCGCAGCGGCCACGGCTTCATCTCCACGGGTTTGCCGGTATGGCGTATGCAATGCGGTGCCGTTGAGAGCGGCACGTGGGTCGTAATACTTCTGCGGCATTTTGGGCATCTCCATCGGTCGTTGATTGGTTCTTTAGTCACGGCGGGCTTCACGCTCCCACAAGTCACGTTCTTTGCGTGTTTCCTCGAGGGCTGCCCGTAGCCGTTCGATCTCGTCGGCGGCGGCAAGTACTGCTCGCCCGTACACCGACTCATCGGGGAATGTCCCGTAGTACATGAGTTCACGGAGCAGGGTCACAATGTCGTCACTCACCACGCACCGCCTGTTTCAATAGTTCCAGCGCATCGCTGTCTGTTGCGGTGGTGGCGTAGCAGTCGCTGATTGTCATCACATAGTCCACGATGGCTTTGCGCAGTCGTTCAATTTCTTGACTTGCTTCACACACCGTTTCATAATCGGCATACACAAACTCCCATTCGCTTGTCTTGAAGTTACTTGCCATTTGTTCCAGTCGGGTCACAATGTCGTCAGTCACGAGGTCAGCCACGGTCCCACACGTTGACGTACTCGGGGCAGAGGATGCCGGTCGCTCCGCCGGTGACGATGGTCAGAAGCAGGGCGATCTTCTCGTCACCTTCGGCGGCGATCAAGAGTTCTGCGACAATCGCAGTCGGGTCCATGCCTGCGTCGAGCGCGTTGCATGTCGCCCAGCCGGTGTCAATGATCTGCTGATCGGTGACGTACAGCGTGTATGGGTATTGCTCCGATACGAATTCCACCAGGAACTGTTCGCTGTTGACGAAGTCGGGCACAATGGGGCTGGTTGCCGGTGGCAACGTGATTGGTGCTTCGGTGACGACCGGAGCCGGGGCTTGGGTCGTGCTGGTTGTCGTGCTGCTGGAGCAGGCGACGAGGCCGAGCAGGCCGGTGATGATGATGGCAGGTTTCATTGGTTTCTCCTTAGTTGTTTTGAAGTTCCATCCAGGCGTCACGCCCGGCGTCTGTGATAGCGCATACGATGCGCGAACGGCCTCGGCCGCTGTATCGGACATCTCCGGTGGGGGCGATCCAGCCGAGCGCCCGCAGGTCGGAGCAGCGACGGCGGAGTCCTTCTTCGTTGATGGTGATCGGGTGACCGACGAGCAGTTCGACGGCTTCTTCGTCGGTGACGTCGTTCAGGCAGTAGACCTCGAGCATTTTGAAGATGGCGCTAGTGCGGCGGAATCCTCTCGGGCCTTGCTTGCTGGTTTCCGGGTCGGTGGCTCGGAAGTCCAGCGGGAGTTGGATGACGTTCATTCGTAGTCCTTTCTGTATCGGGTGTATGAGTGTTCATGGTCGTGGCAGGCATCGCACGTCACCTGGCCGGTTTGTGGGTGGAAGTTGTGTCGGGTGACGGGGCTGACTGGTTGACCGCAAAGGTCGCAGTCGGCTTCACTCGGCAGGTCGTGGTGTGGCATCTCGATGCACTTCAGCGACGGTGTCAAGCAGGTCTTTCAATGCTCGCATGGTGGTTTTGTCTCGGTTCTTGTCTCGCCACGCCTGGTTGGCTGCGGTGTGTGCTCGGCGGCATGCGTCGCACGGTGTGGTCTTGTTCAGCGTGTGGAGCCGGTAGCCGTGGGCGGTGCCGTGATGGAATCGGACTCGGACGGGTTGTTCTTCGCGTCGTAGGAGTCGGCGTTCCCGTTCGGTCAATCCACCCCAAATACCGACGACCGGCCCAGGGAGGGACAGGCAGTATTCGAGACATTTGTCTTTGACGGGGCACGGCGGAAGGCCGGGTGTGGAGCGCGTTGCCGTGCGCCCGTTGCACACCTCTTTGGCCTCCCTGCCGTGCTTACCGACGGACGGCATGAAGAACTCGGGGTCCATTCCCCGACATGCCGCGTCCTTTTTGAAGTCGTCCGAGACAGATGCTTGCCAACTGAAGATGATGTCATTCGACATTGACGCGCTCCGAGTATTCCATCCATGCGCTCATGGCGTCACCGAGTTTCCAGGCGGCGTTGATCGTGCCGTCGTTGTTGTCGATGGCTTCAGCGAGCCGGTTGCCTCGGAACAGTAACTGTTCGTTCTCGAGGCGTAGGGCTTCAATCACTTCGGCACATTCGAGCAAGTGGCGGCTCATGAAAGCGATGGTGTGTTTGCGGTCAGCGAACCGGCGGAACAATCTCATGATGCCACCACCGGCATGGCCTTCAGATGGTCGATGATCTGCGACGCTTCGCGCTTGGTGATCCCGGCGAGCACGTTGATTTCTCGTCCGAGCAGACCGGAGGCCACACCTTTCAGGTCGTCATGGCCGAGTCCGACACCTTTGCCGATAGCCCGGATCATGTTGATCTGCTTGCCGGTAGCGGCGTCTTCGGGCCGCACCTGGAATTCGTTGTCAACGATTTCGGCATCAAAGATTTCTTGCACCTCGGCCACCGTCATCGGTGCTTCCTTCACCATCGGAACCTCCGGTTCGTAGGCGAGGGCTTCGTCAATGGTGTCCACGATGTCGGCCACCGGGGCAGGCTCAAAGGTTGCCAATGCTGGTGTCGGTGTCGGCGCTGGTGTCTCGGACCATTCGACACCGGCGATGCTGGCTGCTTCCTCCGGCGTGTAGGACAGTCCGGCAATGATGTCAGCGAACAGCATGCGACACAGTTCGGAAGTGGCTCGAGCCATGAGCATCGCCCGAGGATAGGTTTTCCATGCGCCACGCCCAGCAAGCCCAGCGAGTTGTGCGTCCTTCATCGTCCATTCAACGGTGGCTTCGGAACCGGAGTCGGCACGCTTGCCGTACAAAACGACCTTGTCGTTGCTGGCAATCTTCACGTCGATCCGGTGACCAGCCTTCAGGACCAGTCCACGCATGCCTTCGGGGGCGAGAGACGGCTTACCTTCGATGACGTGGATTTGGGTCAGGGACTGCATCGGCCCGAGGCCGAGTTCCTCGCCGTACAGGACAGCGGCGTACACCGATTCCGGTTTGCCTCGGAAGGCTGTCGGCACGAAAGGCGTGTTGGCGATCTTTTGCGCCACCTTCCATGAGATTTCGGCGGGTGAGAGTGGCCGGGCCACTTCGATGGCTTGTGTGTCTGTCATGGTTATCCCCTTCAGTTGGTGATTTGGACGGTCGAACGACCGTAGGTGGTTTCGCTGTAGTCGTCCACCGCTACGCCATGTTCGCGCAGGGGTGTAACTCTCCAACCGAGCGAGCCGGTCAGCGGCAGAACCTTCTTGAGCAACTCGATCAGGTTCAGGACATTTTGAACATGGACTTCGCCGGTGCCTTCCGGGTCCAGCGTGGTGCGGACGAGGTCTTTCAACAGTCCCTCGGAGTCCCACTTGCGGCTGCTGGCGGTACGGCGCTCGATCACTCCCAGGTTCTCGAGGACGACCTTCTTCTCCGGCAGGAGCGAAGCAATGTTTTCCTCCACCTCGCGCACTAGGGCGTCGAGGTCGTTCTTGATCTTGCGGAGTTCGACCAGTCCGTAGGTCAGGGTTTGCCAGTCTCCGGCTGCGACGAGTTCACGGCGACGGTCGTCGGCGCGCAACAGGTCAGCCTGAAGGCTGGCGGTGGTGTCGAGAGCAACGACGCTGTCCCCGACGGGCACTATCTCTTTGGCAGGTGTCATGGTTCGGACTCTATGGACTGGTTACCGGACTGTCAAGTCATAATCTCCAGGCGTACCAACGGCCGTCCCAACCGTGTACCTGAATGTCATAGTCCCAAATGGCTTTAGCGGCCCTCAGGTTCGTTCCCCAGTCAAACAGGTCGTCACAGTCGTCAAGGATGCCTAGCGCCCCTAGGAAGCCCGCAGGATGCGGATTCCAGCGATTCTTGGCGCACCAGGCCGAGTTGATTTGGACCAAGCCCCTTGACCCTGACCCTGGGTCGTCTTGATTCCAGGCGTGGCGGGGCTGACCGTCAGCCGTGATGTCGCACCGGCTCTCACGATGAGCCAGGTAATCGAGATGCTCGAGTTCGGACTCGGGCCAACCGACCTTGCGGGCGATCTCCATAGCCACCGGGCACAACGGTGTGAAGCCGAAGGGGATGGTGGTAGTGGTCGTCGTGGCCGGGATGGTCGTCGTCGGGGCTTGGGTCGTCGTGACGGGGACGACGGTTGTGGTTGTGGGTGCTGGGGCTGGAGCGCCCGATGGCTGGGCGAGAGCGACCCCGCATGCCGATAACACAATGACAAGAACTGCTTGGGTAATGCGCCGCATGGATACCTCCGGTGAAGGGCAACGAGGCCGTAGCCGTCAAGTTGCCGTTTGTGTGGCTCCACCGATTGTATGAGGTTGACGCTAAAGGTCAAGGCGGGACGCCCAAATAACGCTATGACCTGCCGTTATTCTTCCGAGCAATCTTCGCTTCCGAGAGTGCGATAGCGAGAGCCTGCTTCGGATCGGTAACAACCTTGCCACCTTTACCGGAGTGCAGACCACCAGCCTTGAACTCGCGCATCACCTTGGCAACTTTGCGTTCGGGTTTCATCGCGTCCTCCGTGCAGCAGCAGCATTGTCAACAAGGTTCGGATACGGACGACCAGCCTTGCGAGCCATCTCGCGGGCCAACTGCTTACCGTTCTCGTCCAGTTTCGTTGACTTCTTGTTCGGGTTCGGCTTATCCCAAAATGCCTTTGCCATCAGTCCTTTGCCTTTCGTGCGGCGTACTGCTCAAGCAGACGCTTGCCCATTGACTTTGCTTCGGCTTTGCTGTCGGCACCCCACGCCTTCAACGACAACAGGAGGCGGGTTGGTTCACCGTTCGGTTTCCGTTCCGGCCCAGCCATGTTGCCCATGCGCGATAGGAACGATCCTTTGCGACGCATTTCTTCCGGACCTGACGGGCGACTCTTGACTGGCGCTTTGAGCGTGCCACCAGTCTGCGCCTTGTACGAGGCTCGACCCTTAGCGTTCAATCCGCCTTGCGGGTTCTTGCCCTCGGCACGTTGCCAAGCCGGACTAGCCATGTCACATTGTTTCGATAGCGAACGTCGGCTGACGCAACTTGCGCTTCGCCAACTGCTGAGCAAGGTCGGACGCAGGAGCCTTGAAACGGCCGTCACGCGTACCCATTGCCGAGAACCGGCCGACAAGACCGGCGCCACGCTCATAACCACCGCGCTGCTGCTGTTGCTGTGCTTCTTCGCCAGGTGTCATCACGGGTGCCGGAGGGCCGACACGACCGGGCATCGGGCCGGTATCCGGCGGCAAATCCTCACGGCTGTAGAGGCCGATACGCCCAGCAGGACGCACGGTGCCAACACCACCAGCAACAGGTCGTGTGCCAGCCGTCGGACGGCCTGCGGTTACGCCACCTGTGCGGGATGCACTAGTAGTTGGCCTAGCAGAAACAGACGGACGTGACGACGAGGCTGCTCGGGCGTTGCTTGCCCGCTGTGAAGCAGCACTTGACGTCACGGATCGACTGGTGCCAAGGCCGCCAAGGTTGGCGAGACCGGAAAGGTTGAGACCAGCAAGGTTGATTGACGGTACCGCCATGTCAGGCTCCTAGGTTCATCTGCGGAAGGCTCATGCCTCCCATCGGCATTGGGGGTTGCGGGGAAGCAGGCACGCGCATGGCGAGTTCGGGGGGCAGTCCCATCGGCTGGGCCAGGCGGGGGGTGGCCATCGGGTTGCCCATCGGGCCACCCATCTTGGAGCCACAATGCGGGCACATGTCTTCCTCGTAGCCACCTTCGCCGCCCATCGCTTCCTCGGCATCTTCCTTCAGTTCGGCCAGCATGCCAGCAGCGAGGATCTCCTTCGCCTGAGCGTAAAGCGGACTGTAGTCCGCCATGCCGCCGTCCATTCCCATGTCCATCATTCTGCGCTCCTGACAACGATCCGTAGGCCGTCGTTGCCGTCGACCAATGGTGCATAAAAGTCTACTCTGACAACCTTGTCGGGGGTGTCGTCTTCAACCACTCCAGCGTCGACCAGCCCGTCAATGGCGGCTTTGGCGGCGGGGAAGCAGGCGGCGGTGTCCTGCGGGGATCGGCCGTTTTTGTGAAGGGGGACGACGGAAATGTGGATGCGTTCGTATTGCGGGATCTCGGCGTGTTCTGCCGCAACACGGAACTGTTCACGCCACCAGCGGGTATCGGTTGCTCGCCGCCCCCAATTGTTTGTTTTGCGTTCTTGATTTAGGGTCGTCGGACGGCGCCCGTGAATCTCGAGATACCAGGTGTCTTTCATTGTGCAGCTTTTCTTTCTTTGATACGGCGGAGGCGAGCAGCCCTGTCTCGTTGTGTTTGTTTTCTGGCTTGTTCTCTGGCCTGTTTGACATCAATCAGCGGTGCCGGAACACCGAATGTCCGAAGCAGGGGGCTGATCCGACCGGCGACGGGGCCGAGGCGTGGTTCAGCGTATGCGCCGGTGGTGCGTAGGGAACCTTGCCCGAATCGTGGTGCCGGTCCGGTCGCAATGTCGGTGCCGGGGATAGTGCCGGTTGGTAGAACGTCAAGGATGTTGCGGAACGGGCCACCGAAAGTGGTCAGACCCTTGTATCCGATGCCGCCGAGAACATCTCCGAATCCTCTGGTTGTTGCCTCGGGTCGTCCTTCAAGGTATCCGGGGCGTGATAGTTGCGGGGCGAGTGGGAGGTTGCGCCCCGTTTGCCCGTAATACAGTTCGTTGGCAACTGTCAACGGGAATGTGATTGCCGGGCTGACCGAACTTCCTGTCTCAAGAACATCGGTGAATGGGTTGCGGGTGAACAATGCGGCGTCGCTGTATGGGTTCAAGAAGTTCAAGTCAACGAAGTAGCCCATGACCGGGGTTTTGCCTCGAAGCCAGTCGGCTAGTCCGGTGTCGTCGCCTTCAGTCATCATGGAGCCGAGGTTTGCAAATAACAAAACGCGCTCTGGGCTGTCGGCCGCTAGTTCGAATGCTGCTTTGTTGATGAACTTGATCCACGACCAGAACGGGAAGATTTGGCGGAACACCTGCTTTTCCCACGGCGACAAATCGGAGAACGCACCAAGTGTTTCGTTTGTTGCGTCAACAGCCTCAGAGATGGCTTGCTTTAGTTCTGCATCACCAAGCGAATTGACGCCGTTGATTTCGTCAAGCGAACGGCCTTTTTCTTTCAGCAGTCCGTCTAATTTGTCAATGAATACGGCGCTACGACCGATGCTGTTGATTGCTTCGTTGAAACGGAACGCCCTGGTGCGATACGAGTTGAATACATTGGCGGCTTTGTTTGACGGACGATAGTTCGGGTCGGCCAGAACACGACGGCCGTCTTCCATTGTGAACGACAGGTCTTCAAGTCGAAGGCCTCGACCGGCGAGCGCAGCTCCGAAACCTGCAGCAAGGACGGGATCGGTGAAACCTCCGGCGCTCAACACGTCGCCAAACAAAATGGTTCCCAGACGTGGATCGTTGGGGTCGGTCATGCGACCAATGACTTCTCGGATGCGTTTAGTCAGTTGTAGTGGATTGATGTCACCTCGTGACCATGCAAACATCACAATGCCGATGGCGTCACCAATTTGCCAGCGAAGTGACAACGGCAAGACCACCGATTTCCATTTGTTGGTAACGGACCCAATAGTGTCAAGAGCGCGTTGAATCATGACGGGCACATTGCGTGTTCCAGCTGGTTCAAACTGCGTGAACAAACGTGCCGCAACTCCCTTGCGCATAACAGGCGAATTGAACGCAATTTGATCTGGCCGTACAGATTGGCTCAATGTGCCTAGCGGAGCATGCCCACCGGTTTCTGGATCAAATTTCTGGGGGGCGACAACTTCATAACCACGCTTGTCAAGGGCGTCCGCAATAAGGACACCTAGTTGCGCACCAACTTCACGTTCGAACTCGGGACTTGTTCGATCAATGTTTTGTGCAGCCACGGACTGTTCGGCGTCCATCTGCATTTGTGCCAGTTCTTGCTCAGGCAACAATTTTTCTACCGTAGAAGCCATCTCGGGATCAGAAATAATTTGTTCAACGGCGAGGTTGCGATACTGCTGATCGGTGACTTCTTTGATTCGTTGTGCCATTGACGCCAAACTCAATACGAACGAACCCGAATACCGTTCACGGGTCGCTTGTAGCCGTGTTTGCGCACCAGCTCCTTCGCCTCGCATAACAGCTTGCAAGTCACGTTCCGGCAACATTCCGCCAGCAGGACCAGCGGGCAAATAGATCGGGGCTTCTCCTTGCTGGAACAACTCCGGTCCGAACGGCATACCTTCGGGAGTGAACTCGGGGCGCTGAAGCGGGGTGGCTTGCGCTTCAAGAGCGGCAACCTCGACCGCACTCTGTTGTTCGGCTTCGTTGCGAAGGCGGCGTAGCACCGTTGTTCGGCGGCTGTCCTCACGGTTGAGTCGTGCCTGTTCTTTTTCTGCGACGAGACGTCGGGGGCGTCGAACACGACCCAACGCTGGGCCTTCCGCACCGGGGGCAGGGCGTCGTACTTCCCCGGCGGTGCCACGAAGCGCAGCCTGTTCGGCGCGCAACGCTTCGGTCGGTTCGGCTTTGCGAGCTGCTTTGAGCACTCGAGGTGTTTGCGTCTGTTGCCGTGAAAGACGGCGCAACTCCACTTGGAGACGGGTCGCTTTGACACCCAGTTCCCGTGGGATCGGCGGCTTCAACCGGCCACGCGCGTCTCGAGATTCGGCGTCAAGTTTCTGTGCTTGGTCATTTAGTTTGCGTCGCTCGGCGCGCAGTTTGTCAACCTCGGCTTGCATGTACTTGATTTCACGGCGGGCGTTAGCGAGCGTTTCGGGGTCAAGATACTTGTAGTAGGCGGCGATTTCTTCAGGCGATAAGCGGGACAGCCCGTAACTCATCATGCTGATTTCGGGTGCGGATTCTGCTTGTGTCTGCTTCCAGTCGTCAGCAAACCATTTGTTTGGTTTCTTTTGAAGTTCTAGTCGCCGTTTGCGGGTTTCCCACAATTCTTTGTATTTACGAGCGTATTCAACAAGAGCTTGTTCTTCTGTGCGTCGGTTGAAAATTCCTGCTTCGTCTCGTCCTAACGAAGCTTTAGCGTCAGGAAATTGGTCAACGGTCATACCCGATGGGTAATCAGCAGATCCGGCTTGCGGGCCAGCCCACCCGGTCGCCTCGGCAAGAAAATCTTGGTACATCTGTCCGTCGCCAAGAATTTGTTGAACAGGCAAACGCCAATCTTCGGCACCGTCAATGGTTACCTTTTTTGTTTCAACATAAATTGAGTCAGCTTCTTGACCAAGCTGCCACGGTGGCGTAATTCGTCCAGCAGGTAGACCGCCGCCAGCAAGATCATTGAATAGGACATCGGATGCTTCGTCCTCGATTTGCTTCAGGTCGTCAAGGGTTCGCTGCTTATGATTCTTTAGTTCTGCTGGTGTTGGTTCCCGTTGCGCTCGAGCGGACATAGGTGCTTCACCAGGCGTGTAGCCCTCGTTGATGAGGTCGGCGTAATCAAGTGCAAGGTTCTCGCGCTCGTTCTCGGTCAACCGATCCATGCCGTTGACTTCGCTACTCAGTCGGTCAAGTTCCTGTTCCAACGGGCTGAGTTCGGTGTCAATCTCGTCAAGGCGCGCTTGTAGTTCCTCAACACGGGTGGTGTTGCCGTCAATGATGGAACGCAAACGAGGTGCGTCAATAACTTCCGCTTGAGCGGCGTCGTTGATGTCCCGATTGACATTGTCTAATTCTTCTGTAAGGCGGGCACGTTCGGCGTCAAGGTTGGTGCGGCGTGACTCTGCGGCAATCAACCGAGGTGACTTGGCGACCGGTTCAGCGGCTTGCCGTTTCAACATGTTGTCAGCAGCCGACAATGCCTGTTCCAACTCGATCAGTTTTGTCAACTGGGCGTTCTGCTCAGCAGTCAATGTTGAAACGCGTGACTCCAACTCAAGCCGACGTTTTTGGGCTTGCTCAATAATTGTTCGGATACGACCGTTGACACGTTCCCATGTTTGCCGAGTGATCCGCTTTTGCGGGTTCATGGCATCAACGATGTCGTTGCCGATACCTTTCAGAATGTTGGCGTCAATCAGCGTGTCAAACTCGTCTTCTAGTTCGGCAAGTTTGAGGGCAATTGTTTCAACGTCATATCCCGTAACTCGGCGCACTGCCTGCCGTTGGGTGATGACCGTTGGGCGCATCGTCGCCGGATAGATGCGCGGGTTCATCATGAAGTTCGGTGCAGTCCGCAGCAACTGTTTGTATGCCACCCGCCCAAGTTCAAACGCAAGTTTGTAGCCAGCGTCGTCGGGGTCCAGGGCGGCTAAACGACGATAGTTGCGGGACGGATTCTCAACATTGACGCGCCATTCTTGAAGAACCTCAGGAGGCAATGCACCGGCCTGAACGGCCGCCCCAACAAAGTCGGCAACTGCCCGGTCAAGGAATGCTTCAACGGCCGCAGCTTCGGTTCCACCTTTGGCTAGTTCTGCTGCAACATATGCGGGTGTCGGGTACGTTTCAAACCATGTGAAAGGCACCGGCCCATCAGGGACGCCTTCCCCACGCATCATTGCTTCTTGGGCGGTGCGCGACCATTCTTTGAGCAAATTCAGAATGGCGGTCACTTGCATTACTTGTGCCCGGTTGAGTGCTGTCTCTTGTCCTCGAAGCGCACGAAGCACCTCAAGAGCTAGGGCAACACCTTCGGCCGTTGGCTGCATCCCCGATTGTGCGAGAGTTGGGTTGACTGTCGGATCTGTCGCAGCACGGACAAGGTCGTCAATGGTCATGCCTTTGTCTGCCAAAGCGAGAAGTGCTTGTGCTTTGGTGGCAAGGTGGATGGCTGCTTCTTGCACAGCTGCAGGCACGGGTCCCGACATAGCTTCGGGGAATTGTTCCTTGAGGTTGGCCATCTCATCAAGGGCGTCGGCGGCGTCAAGCAATTGTTGTGCTCGAGATGTTTGCCGTGGTTGTTGGCCAACCATGACATCTATGTATTCGGGGTATGTAGGTGTTTCTTTGGCGATCTGTTCTGCTTGCGCACGAAGGTTCTGTGCTTTGGCGCGATACACCTCGGGGCGTTCCGGGGCGATGCCATAGTCACGAACCCGGTTGAATTGTTGGATCACTTGTTGGCTGGCACGTTCGCCCAATAGTTTGAACCTGCGTCCGATTTGGCGACCACGCCGGATGACGCCGCCACCTTCAAGGCGTTTCATCTGCCGATCCTCAATCAATTTGATTTCGGCTTCGCGTTGCATAGCCAACGGCCGGTCACCTTGTGCGATAGCGGCGTCCCGTTCGGCTGCAAGGCGAGCGTATTCTTCGTCCAGCACACCTAGTTTGCGTTGCTGGTTCATCCGGTATGAGTCGCCAATTTGTTGGAATAGAACACGGATCGGCCGTTCGGCTTCTCCGATGACTCCGCCACGGCTACCAAGTCGAGCGATGGTGTCTTGCTCGGGGGCGAACCGCATCCCCTCGGTTAGTTTGGCTGCCGTCGGAGCAGCTTTTGAAACAAGTTTTCCTGTTGTTCGAACTGCTTCACCAACTGGTTCTTCAATGATTCGTCCGGTTGTGCTGACAGCTTTTCCAAGTCGAGGTGCTGTTTCGCCTAGTGCTGCACCGGCTTTGGTGACAAGGTTCCCTGCCCCGGTCATGCGACCAGCAAGAATGATGTTGCCAACATCTTCAACGAGCGTTGCGCCGAACTGACCTTCACGGAAAGCTTTGGCGTAATCAATGCCTTCTTGACCGTAGTTGTAGAAACCCAAAGAACCTAGTTCGGCTAGACGGCCACCTGTTTTTGCCATGCTGCCGAACATGCCACCAATGAACGGGTGTTGACGGTGCATCGCGTAGGCGTACAATTCGTCGCCTTTGAGGCCAAGTTCTTTGCCTTTGGCGTAGTCGGTTTCTAGTCGGCTAGTGAAAATGTCGTCGTCAATGGCGTCAAGGACGGTGTCAAAGGTGAGTTCCCCTAAACCATAAACTTCTTGAGCGGCTTTGCCAGCGACGGTTGGGAGAGACATGATTCCCGAGCCGACAGCTTTGACTGCTGACGTTGGGATCGAAATAAGGTTGGACCAGAAACCTCGATCTTCTTCTTGTTTCTTTTTTGTTTGGCCGAGCGATGTCAACTTGACGTTGGCAAACTTGCTTGCGCCTGCAGCGGGTGCGGCAACGGGTGCGAGACGAGCAACTGGCGGCGTGGCGGTGCGACGCGTCGGCTGAATGGTTCTTGGTGCGGTCTGCTGGGGTGGCCTGATCCCGAATTTCCCGAGCAGATCCTGCTGGTCGGCCACAGTTATTCTCCTATTTGATACAGGTAGTCAAACGAGAGTAGCGCATTGTAAAGGATTTGTGCTGCCACTGGATCGCCGCTCTGTGCTTCAAATTCAGCGGCAATTTCTGCTGCTTTGGCTTTCTTATCAGCGCTCGATACCGCTTCGTAGTCTTGGACTGCGGTGCGCGAATCCTGAAGAATTTGTACGAACCCTGGGTCAGACAGCAGTTCTCGAGCCTTAGATGCAGGGAAGTCTCCTGCGATAGCAGCAGGCACGACCCCGAGGGTGTTCATGGCCTGAGCATCAAATGCTTCTTCCTCGGCTGTTTGCGCCGGTCCGAATGCTTTCTCATAGGCGCCTTGTGTCTTGGCGTCCTGATACTGCTGATAAGCATCGGCGCCGTACTTCTGGTAGATCGCTTCGTCGGTTGACATACCGAAGTCAATGCCCTGTTGGCGCAACGCTTCCTGCTCAAGTTGACGCTGACGGTTTGCATAGTCAAGATCAACTTTGGATGTGAACATTCCTTGCGCCAAGAACGGGTTCTGGCCGTAGGACTCGGTGGCGATCTGCTGTGCCAACTGCGAGATGGGGATGCCGGACAATTCGGTTGCCAACTGCTGGTACGGGACGACGCCACGTTCGTATTGCGGCTGAATAAGGCCACGAATCTCTGGGGTCATTTGTGAAATAGCCAGCGAAGCTGCGGGATCGGGCACAAATTCTCGGCCTGCGGCCTCAACGTCGGCTCGAGTTTCACCGAGACTGTTGACTTCTTCTCGACCACTTGGGATAGCCATCGTGTTCATGCGGTTCATGTGCGCTGCATACGATGCGTTGCGAAGGTCTTCTTCGGCTTTCTGGCGGGCTAAAGCGAGGCTGGCCGATTCTTGCTGTGTCGGGATCGCACCAAGATTTCGCAGCTGAATTAGGTCGGCAACATTGGGGCTCAACCATCCTCTGCGGCTTGGTGCATATCCACCAGAAATACCGATGTCCCTTTGCATTTGAGCAACCGTCGGCGCAGCGTTGGCTGCCGCTTCCTGCTGTCCGGTCACAACATTCAAAGCCTGACGCGCAGCCTGGACTTCTGGCTGGTTGCCAAGAGGACCGCCATAACGGCGCACGTCTTCTTGGGCTTGTTTGTATGCGTCGAAACCGATGGTGCCAGGGCGAATCAAACTTGACTCAGTAGTTGCAAGTTCGTTCAGGCGGGCTTCTTCGGCGGCGGCTTGCTGTTGCGCCAATGCAATGATTTGCGGCAACTGGTATGCCTGTCCGAGAACAGCATCTTGGAGCTGACCAGCTGTTTTGAATCCACCGTAAGTTTTGCCGTAACCTGTTGATGGTGCACCAATCAAACTTGCATAGATTTTGGTGGCGTCAAATGCTGCGGGTGTAGATGGCATCCCAGCCGTGCGTGTCGTGAACGTGTATCCACCACGATCACCGCTGGGAGGCTGGGGGGCGTTCATGGCTCGAGAACCACCGCTTGCAACTCGAACGACGTCTTGCAGGGTGATTCCTTGCGGCCCAGTACGGGGTGCCATTACCGGCCCATCTGCGGGGTGTAGACCCGACGAGACTTCAACCGTGGTGCTGCTGCTTTAGCGCGTCGAGCGATAGCGGAACGCTGCTCAATGACATCAGCTCCGACCTGTGGCTTTTGAGTTACTGGGTTACCGGCAGTCCACGGTGGGGTGGCGACGTTGGATGCGATTGTGTATTGCTGAGCAGCGGTCAGGCCAGGCGTAGTGGGCATGGATGACGAGGTTCCGGTTCCGCCGGTGGCCTGTTGTTCTTTTGCGGCAGCGACCATGATTTCGGGCAGTCCAGTCCAATAGTCCTGCAACGCTTGTGCTTGGGACTGCGCGGCTTGCATCGTGCCGCCATACCCACGATCCCAGACATTCTGGTAGTCCTTGATGTCGCCGCCATACATTTCGAGACGCTTATTGACCAAGTCCTGTTCGTATTGGTTTTGTTCGCCAGCCTTCTTTTTGGCTTCCATGTTGCGGATAGCCATTTCGATAGCAAGTCCGCCGAGTGGCGTATCGAATCCGATGCCCATTACATGCCACCTCGGATACGGCCAAACTGGTTGGTCGGCGTTGATGGGCGTGTTACTGGCTTGCGAGTACCGCGCCCAGTTGTTTCCGATGGCGTATCGCCGGGACGCACGGTGATGCCGCCAACAGTCCTGACTGGCGTCGGAGTTACCGTCTTCGGCTTGTTCATTGCGTTGGCAAGAGCACCAAAGTCAATGCCCGGCGGAAGGGTGGGGCCTTTTGGCGCATTTGACGAACCGTCATCGCCACTATTACCGCCGCCACCGGGTCGGCTGGGACGCGGTGCGGGAGCGGCCGGTTGTGCGGCTGTCCCTTGACTGCTTGCTGCTTGCGCTGCGGCAAGGGCAGATGCGTAATCCATGTTGGCTTGATTGATTGCATTCTCGGTTTGCATTGTTGCTGCCGCTCGAGCAGCTTTTTCTTCGGCCCCAAGATTGACTCGACCGGTCATCGCTTCGCCAGATTTGAGGATGCCACGACCCTCAAGATTCGATTCAAGGTTTTGCCCAGCCTGGTAAAATTGGCGACCAATGTCAGATTGGCGAAGTTGACCGGCAGCTTCTGCTTGGGCAGCGGCAAGATCACGCCTCTTCTTTGCGAGAAGAGCCGCAGCGAAACCGGGTCCGAGATTGAGATTTGATACAGCCATGTGTCTCCTACGACCTACGGCTATCCGGCCTTCGGCTTGCGTCCTCTGGTGATTTTAGCAACCGGTGCTGGTGCTGGTTGGGAACTATGTGCCGAACTGTTGATGTGGCTAGTCAGATCGGCGCGCACTTGGCGGATGTCCTTGCGGATTTCTGATGACACCAGATCCAGCCGGTCAACCACGGTGGCATGGTCCCGTTTGTTTTCCCGTCTCCCTTTCTCGACCAGGATGCCAACGACGGCAAACGCTCCCGAGATCAGGGCGACGAGAACGGCTTCCACTATGCCTCCAAAGCCTTCTTGAAGATTGCGTCAATCTGTTCTTTGGTGGAATCTGCGATAGCAGGGCTGACCTCAAGGTGGGTCCAGGTGGCTCCGGGGGAGCCGATGGTGTTCTTGTCGTACACCTTCCAGCCGGACAGGAGGCCGCCGTTGTCTCGGTCGCAGCGGTAGCCAGCTCCGAACCCTTTGGGGTTGGGTAGGTAGTTACCGGCATAGTCATGGATTTCTTCGATGCCCAAAGCGTCCCGGTGGGCGTACACCCAGTCAATGACTTTCTTGAGCTGGTCGGGGCTGCCGCCAAGATCCATCGCCCGGTAGGTGGCGTGGACGGATTTGACGCCTGGCTTGCCTCGCACGTCTCGATCCGAGAACACCCCTAATGGCTTCAAGCCAAATAGGAATTTGAGGTTGTCGTAGACGGCCATTGTGCCAGCGCGTTTGGCGGCATGAACAGCGTCTTTGGAACCGGTGTAAGGACGAGCCATAGCCCGCCACACTAGCAGTTACGAACCGATGCGCTCCATCTTGAACGCCATCGCTTCGACCAACATCGGATAGATGCCTTCAGGCAGCAGCGGCTGGAGTTTGGTGAGCAGGTCGTAGGCGACTTGTTCGGCTCCGCTGGTGGGCAGAATCGCGTCGGCTTCCGGTGTTTCGTTCTCGCCGGGGATGTCCGGCGGAAGGTGCTCCACGGGAATGCTGAACGTGATGGTGGCTTGAACAATCATTGACACGGCAGGTGTCCTTTCTTATTCGTCGTTGTCGTCGTCTTTGCGCTTCGCCATTGCTCCACCGGCGGCAAGGCCGGTCATTGCGCCACCGATGCTGAAGATCAGCGGCTGAAGAATGTCAAGGAACGCTTTGTCATTCGGGGATTGTTCCATTGGCTGGAACACAAAGATCAGGCTGTAAAGCAGGGCGAGGACGGAGATGCCCAATACCCCAGCGAGGGTCATAATAAGGACGGCTCGAGTGCGTGACTCGATTTCGTCGTTACTTAGACGGCGTCGACGCTGGCGGGGTTTGGTTTCTTGGGTCATCGGCTGGGTTCCTGTATCGGTCGGAGCATTGGCTCAATGTCAGGCAGGCTAACATCAAGACGGCTGTGGTGACCAGTCTTTGGTGTCGGCTCATGCCTCACAGTCTAGTTCTCCTGCTTCGGGGGGTTCATGGCGCGCCTGAGTTCCAAGATCAGCCGATACACCTCATCCTGTTCCTGCTGACCTTTGGGCATGGCGCGCTCGAGCCAGGCGACGGTCTGTCGGAGGGCAGCGAGACGGACGGTGCGAACTGCTGGCTTACTCGTCGTCATACTCATCGTCGTCCTCGTCCTCGTCGTCCTCGTAGTCGTCGTCGTCCTCATACGGGTAGTGCGATGACCAGTCGGTTTCGACGTCCGATTTGACGAGGGTGAGAAGGCCGGAGGTGACCCACGGCGGCTGATCTGAGTCGGTTAGCACGATGATTTCTCGCTTTCCTTCGAGGCCAATAACGTCCACAATGGAGATGGCGTGGACCGGAATAACGTCCGGCCAAAAGTTCTGTACCACGGGCGGGACGCACTCTTGTGCCGAGACGGCATGCCGGTCGATACTCACCATTTCTCCCTCTTGCGGTCGTGGCAGAACACCGGCGCTTGGAGCGTGATGTTGTGCTCGGGGGTCACGATAGCAAGCGCCTGTTGCGGTGGCTCGTGTCCAAAGTTGGAGATCCAGGCGTATTCGTCGGTACCCTTGGTGGAGCCGTTGACGATCATCCCTGGGGTTTGGATCAGCTGGTGCCAATGCCCCATCCACAGGGTGTGGAAAGGGTGGCCGATGTCCATCGCACGCTGGGCTTTTCTTGCTCGCATCCGCATGATGGGGGGCCAAATGCCGCCGATTCCGCCTCCGCCGTGGACTTGGTCGCCGTGGGTCAGGAGGTGGCCCCAACCGTAGATGGGGACGATCACGTCGGCGTTCTCGGAGATTTGGAAGGTGAACCGTTTGTCTTTGTTGAAGTGCCGTTCAATCATCTTGCCGAGCAGCCAGTCAAAGTTGGTTTTGGCTCGGAGTTTGGCTCGAGGTTTCCGGCTCATGCGACCGTGGTTGCCGATGACGCAGGCGACGTGGACTTTGCCGAATTCGTCTGCGAGCAGGGATAGGGCGGCGCCGATCTGTTCAGCCCAATGGAGCAGGGAGCCGAGGATGGTGTCCTCGTTGGTTTGGGCTAGTTCGTCGTGGATGTCGCCGGAGAAGATGTCGCCTCCGAGCATGACGACGACCCCGTCGTAGGTGACGCCGGACAGGTAATGCCTGGCGATCTTGATGGCGTTCTCGGCCCATAAGCGCAACCGGATTTCGGCTATGGCCCGGTTGTAGGCGTTCAGACCGCCGACTTCTTCCGGTAGGACAACCTCATCGAAGTGGGTGTCGGACAGGATCAAGGTCAGGGTGGCGTGCTTCTTGCGGCTGGATGGGGCTGCGACCAGCCATTTCGGCGGGTCAAGGCTGAGGGTGGTGGTGGCGTCCACGATCTCGAGCGCCTTCTCCAGCTCGGTGATCCGCTCGATCAGGCCGGCGTTCATCTGATCTGCCGACTGGCGGGCCCGGCGGGCTTGGAGCAGGAGCGCCCTCAGTTTGTCGCTGTCGTCGTTGTATTCCTGAATGTCGTCGTCAAGAGCCACAGAGGCACTCCCCCCGTCGATGGCGGCCGAGCGTCGTGTCGCTGACCTTCAAGCCTCGGTCGCCCAACGCCTTGCGGATCGCTGTGCCTCGGATGTCCGGGTTGGCCAAGGCTCTGTTCAGGCCGTCCAGGTCTTCCGGGCTGAGGGCGGCCATGATCGTCTGCATGGTGCAAGACGGACCTTTTTTGGTGGTGTTGACCGCAACGATGTGGTCGAACAGGTTCTGCTTGGCAGGCATGTCCCCTCCTGTCAGGTTATTTGAACGGTGGTCCCGACACCCAACATACCAAACTGTACCGAACACCGGAGGTTACTGGGGTGACCCTGTGAAGTGCGTATGACGGGAACAGGGTCATCATGCCTCGGTCACGGCTCGCTTTGACGGGTTCGCCTCCGAACCACAGTTCGAGGTCGCCACCTTCATACTCGTCGGGGTTGGTGAGTTGTAGGGACAGCGACAGTTTGCGGGTGCCGGTGTTCATGCCTCGGTCAATGTGCCATTCGTAATGTTCGCCTGGTGCTTCGTAGCGGGTGAACTGAAGGCCTTGTTCCATGGTCTGCAGGTCAAAGCCGAAGAACCGGCCG